CCTTAATTAAAGTTTCAGTAAATGTTTCTTCTTCGTTGCATTCTTCTAGCCAATCATAAAGATCTTGGCGAAGACGATTTAGCTTACGACGTGCACGATCCAATGCTTTGTCATCTGTAATATTATCAAATGCTTCTTGTGTCTTTCTTGTCTCAACAAAGTCATGGCCTAAGCCAACGATATTGGAAACCTTAGCATTAATTGCTGCATAGTTGTATGGAGAGATTTCGTAAATCTGTGAAAGATAATCTAGATTGTATGGTGGCTCGATAAGATCAAACATTGCATAGCCAGTAATAGCTTGAGCAAGTAGGTTCTGTTGTGTCTCTGTTCCGTCAATTCCTTGGAAACGCTTTTGCAAATCTCTATTCATCTTACGACGAAATGAAGCTCCAAGTCCAGATACCTTTGTTAAATCTTCGCCTTCAATTTTAAATGGGTCTGTGCTCTTTGACTCTACTGGTGTGTTAAATCGCATCCAGTCTGCAACATTAGAGATAGATACTTCTTCTCCGTTTTCGTCTTCAATAAACTCTACTGTCATTTTAATCCCCCATTTTTAAGGGCCTTCATCTGGTCCTTATATTCACCAATATCTAGTGGGTCTGGTGTAAGTCCCCACTTTAATCTTGTTTGCTGTTCTTCAAATTCTTCGTCGTTGATTTTTCGTTTGCCCATAAGAAATTTAGGCCCGCCCTCATATATACCGTATGTGCGAACTTCTCTAGCCAAAGCATCGATTCTGGATCTATTGCCTTTTTTGGACGTGATCGAAAGAAAGTTCCCATCGTCGTCTCCTATCCAGCGTCCGTCTGGCATTTCCCAAACATACACTCCGAGGGTCGTTTCATCCTCATTAACCCTACTACTTATTTTTTTAATATCCATAGAGTTTTATTTTACCATTCTTTACAATCTAAGTCCAGCTTTTTGTCAAGGTAAGTGACAAATTTATATACTTTGAAGCACGATCCAGTCATTATTATATGCAATAATGTCAGATTCTGTCAGGGTAACTGACGGTTCTGATACTGTAGATACTGCTCTGCCTGTATATAGCTCATAATGAGTTTCTACAAGGCCTGCAGTTAATTCTTTTTCGTAGGTAGTAATGTTCTTATATAGGTTGCTTGGTCCACCTGCCGTCTCATAATTTAATTGAATAGACCCTGTAATTGGGGTAGTAAATACAATAACGACGTGATGTGGTTCTTCTTCAACTAAATATGAACTAATGTTTGTCTGATTAGTTACATCTACATTGTTTACATAGACCTTATCGATATTAGCCTTAGAGACCACTCCAGAGCCGTTCCAGGCCAATCTGGTAGTAGATGGGTCGGAACCGTATATAAGGGTGTTAGAAGCCAACGTAAGCGGTGTAAAGAACATCTCCACAGACTTGATATCAGACAATGTGTTGATATTAAATCCTGCTCCATTTTTAGCTCTAATTCCGTTTGTATAGTTTCTGGAAAGAATAGGATAATTTAAAGATCCTAAATAATACTCTGTATTTGAGGTTATTTTATCCCCAAAATTATCTGCATATATATCTTTATTTGTATAAAAGGCAATACAGAAGAATGATAGTTTTGGCAGATATTTGCTGGCATCTGATGTAGTCATTGTAATTTTAATATATAATTTACCAGATGCGTCAAATGAATCTTTAGTATATTGAGGAATTGGCTGACCATTTACACAAGATACGTATGAACCAGTAGTGCCGTCTATACTTGTCTCTACTGTAATTCCTATATCATTCCGCCATTCTACCTTTGATGTTATAAGGTTCATTTCTGATGGAACTAATATAAAGTCATTGATTACAAAGGTTTTTGATTCCGCCGTTTCTGTTTCAAAGAACCCTAGGTGTTTATTTAAAACATCATAATATGTATTATCGTCTAGCCAATTAGTCCATGGCTTATCTACTGGATAAGAGTAATCAAACACAGCTTTCATATTAGCGTCTGATCCGCTATAGAAAACTCCCTCATCTGGATACGCTACTTGAATTGCTGGGGATGTTACATTGCCATTGATATAGTGGCTTAGAATAGTTTTTGATGGCAAAGAATATCTATATGCCGCTGGAGCATCTACAATAAATGTATCTCCAGATGTTGTAGTTGGGCCAACACTTAATGATAGCGTTGTATTTGTGAATTTAAAACTAATTAGAGATTTAGACTCTACCTCTACTCCATCAATATAAAGAGATATAGATTCACCAGTGTAATTACCTACTAGATGGGTTGTCTTTCTTGAATATGATAATGGGGCTATTACGAACTCTGTTTCAGAGACCTTGAAAAGAATGTTTCCTTTGTCCCAAAACAATCCTATATCGTTTGTAGAATCTGCAAACAGAGTTGTCTCTGCTGTTGATTCAATTGATGGGCTAATCCAGCATTCTAGTGTAAAATCATTATCAGATGTATCTGATGTTCCAAATGAGGATGGTACTGTTGCCCCATAGTAATCTTTTGTTACTGGTAATGTTATATAGGCAGTATTGGTTATCTTTGTTCCTGACCCGCCGCCAGATACTAAAGGTAGAATGTTTGCTGCAGGCGATCCTACATAAGTTCCGTTATTTCCACATCCAGATGAATCTGCTGCAATAACACCAGAGGACTCATCCAGGGGCCAGAAGCCCACTGGAGAGTCCTTGATGACTTTCAGCTGGTAAGACATATTTTATATTATACAGTATTAGTTATCAGATTGCTTATTTGCTTGGTTAAGAAGGGCTACTACCATTTCAGCTGTTTCTCTAGTAGAAATAGCGCTGGCAATATCTTTTGCTGCCGATCTGATATCCAATAGACTTGCTTGTCTTTGAATCTCAAGCTTCTTTGAAACATCCGTAATTACACGAAATGTTCCATTAAGGTCCTTAACTACGAAGAATAGCGTCTCAACCTTTTGAGGTTCATCTTCCTTTACTTCGTCTTGTGTTGTAGACTCTTCTACGTTTTCCATATTTTCTGTCATTTTTCTCCTTATAAGAAATGCTTTAAAATAGCAACGGTGGCTAGTATTGACCACCCTACATTAAAGTAAATAATTGTTGGTAATGTTTTAATGGTTGAAGTAAATATTAACGCAAGGCTGGATACCAAGGCAAATATAAATAACCACCAAAACTGTTTACCGAATAAGAGGCCTGGAAAGATTATAGCAAGCTTTGTTGAAAATGCCCAAAACTCTATAATATTTACCTTAGTCCAATACGATCTTTGTCCGAGCTGCTTACTTACTTCTTTTATTTCCCTAATATTCATTTTCATCCAGGCTTTCTAGTATGTTCTTCCTAATTATATCTCCCCATTTATTTTTTGTAAAGAGGTTATACAAAAATGGCAGACTTTGCCACGGACTACTTACCTTATATGTAGTACATTTATACACAGCTTCATGCAGCGCTTCATTCATTTTAAACCTTTTAAGTATGACCTTTTTATCTGTATTAAACTTAATATAAATAATAGGGTCTCCTGGATTTACCGTAAATCTATCTTCTCCTTGGTAAAGCTGAAAAGCTCCTTCCACTGGCCTAAACCATTTATTTATATTAAATGAACCTGGCACATAAAAACCGTTAAACCCTAAAGGCTGTATATAAGGATTAACTGTTGTTATAGTCAAATCTTCATCGCACCAAAATATCCAGTTAGTTGAAAAGTTTACAGTATAAGAATTAGACATTGAAGGATTTTTTGCATCGAACTGCTCGACTTCATAATCTTTATTTAATGACCTTATGTATGGTGGATCAATTTTTGCGTCTACTCCAAACGGGGACCTTAAAACAAATGTATTTTTTGCAATCTCCATATATGCACGACACTTATACCATGTGTCAGTTAAATTTTCATCATTTTTAAAGCTATTAGCATAAGACAATAATTTTTCTGGATTTCCGTATAAACCATATCTTAAATCATATATATCTTTATGCTGCCAAGGAGACCAGTATACAGTTATGGTGTCAGACAATTTTACCCCCTTGATGATCCTTAAATTTATTGCCCTTAGAATCTAGTCCATGAAAGTATAATCTGCCAGCGTTATATTTTTTATTAACATCTTCTGTTCTTCTTAAATGAACAAGCCTATTAAACTCTTCCATTTCTTCATTCATTGTGTTTTCATCAAAAACCTCTAATACATGCTTGATATCAAACTTTTCTACAAAATACCTGGGCACTGGAATAAATGCAGCTATTATGTCTCCCGCTTTTACCTCTACCTTACCTGGAACCGTCATTTTCATATTAAATGTAAAATCTCTTCCTAGGTTATCTGATTCTATAACACCAGTCATTGCAGCCATTGCTGGAATAAAGATATTTGGAGGCTGTATTGTCATAAGATTTATTCCAGGAGGAGTTCTTAAAGTAAACCTATTTTGTATAGTCACAATTCCATGCCCAAATACATTTTCAATACTTTGATATCTATCATTACTTCCGTCTGTTATATTGATAATAGCTGGAGCCTCTCCACCAGACCACTCTACATCAAAGTCTCTAATAGATTTTATTGCAAACCCATACTGATTTCCTATTGTTATTGGAAGACAGTAATAAAATCCCTCGCCAAACCAGTCTCTTCGTACCTCGCCACGTAATGGTTGTAGTATCTGTAAATAGCTGTCATCATTTTTAAAATGTGGCACAACTACAATTGTATTATCAGGAACATTTTTTTCTTTATTTATCATTATATTCTCCAGTTATAATTTTAAAATTATACATTTTTTCCCAGGAATTAATGTCGTTTATATCGTTAAGCAGGGGTTGACCTTTTATATTTAAACTTGTATTAAGTAAAACTGGACACCCAGTGTCCCAGTACCATTTTCTTAATAGCATATGCAATCCTGGATGCTGCTCTTTATTAACGGTTTGAACTCTAGAAGTCCCATCTTCATGAACAATTGATGGTATTTTTTCTGGTTGTAAGCATCTAACAGTGTACTGCATGTAGGGTGAAACAAAATCCATATCAAACCACTCTGAGGCAAATTCTTCTAAAACAACTGGTGCAAATGGCCTAAACTGTTCTCTTTGTTTAATCAAGTTAACTTTATCCTTAATGTATGGATCTCTTGGATCTGCAAGGATACTTCTATTTCCTAGTGCTCTCGGACCATATTCTGCTCTACCTGCTGCTACTGCCACAATCTTATCTTTTTTTAATCCTGCTAAAATTTTATCAGTAGGATAGTTTCCGCCAAGATCGTATCCTAGGTAGGGACCATTCCAGTTTAAATGTTTACCATACATTGCTGCTGCTGCCCCTAATGAGCTTCCAGCATCTCCTGGATTTGGCATAATCCATATATCTTTAAAAATATTCCAGAGTAAAGTATTTGCCGAAGAGTTTAGTGCACACCCTCCCATAAATACTAAATTGCTTTTGCCAGTCAAATTTTTAGCCATACTCATAAATTCCATAAGTCTTAATTCATAAACGTACTGTACTGCTGCGGCTATATCAAATTTATCCTGTTCCGTAATTATTTCATTCCAATCGGTGATGCCTTTATGAAAATTATATTTTTGCATATCGTATCTAAGAAAATAATTTGATACTTTAGGGGCATATCGTGATGGATCTCCATAAGCAGCCATTCCCATCATTATATATTCTTCTTGATTTGGCATAAGACCTATTAATTTAGTAAAAGCTGAATAAAAAAGTCCAAAACTTACTGGGTAGTTTTGTTTGTACTTTAATGAAATTAATTCTCCTTCGCCCACCCAAATTGTTGATGTGTTATATTCTCCAATAGAGTCAAGCACTACTATGACTGCATCAGTAAACTTACTTGTATAGTATCCAGCACACGCATGAGAATAATGATGCTTAAAATATTTAACTGGTAAATCCATAGGAAAGTTTGGCTTCCAGTCTCCAGCCCCTCCCCTTAAAAACAATCTTGATTTTTTAAGATAAGGCTTTTCATAATAAGCAATATGTGTCGGTGTGCCATAATTTAATGCATCTAAAATAATTTCATGACCATTATACCAATCGTTTTTTTGCTTACTATATCTTTCTGCATGAGCAGCAAATAGTACTTCGCCGTCCTTGATCATAGAAATAGATGCATCGTGACTAGTTTCATTAATTCCAAGTATGATCATTAGTATATATATTTTCTGTTTTTACGTAGATTTTTTTTATTTTTTATTTTCCATAAAAAAAATTTTATTTTTTTAATCATTTATATACCTATCGTAAAATATATTTGATATATATTCAGAATCTAAAACCCCTAAGTGATCACCATCACGAGCTGCCATTAGATATTTATCTTTTCTATTTTTATTCTCATAAATATATTTATAATAATTGTTATCATATATATCTATCATATCATTAAATTGTGGCATTTTCAATAGCAAGTCAGACTGATATTTATCCCATGTTGAATATATCAATTTAATTCCAGAGGAAACACAGTATTGCTTTAGCATATATAAGTAAGAATAGCTTTGTAAAAATAGTCTCTTATGATTTTCTACTGAAGTTATATAATATGTTTTATCGTCTAAATCATTCTCTTCCCATGGGTATAAGTATCCCATCTCGATTGCTGATAAAAAGTTAATATTTTTTAAATTTTCTTTAGGTACATCTGATGAATTTAAAAAAAGAATTTCCCTAGATGTGTGGGGCAATAATAAAAATAAAACTTCTGGATTTCCAAACTCATTGAAATATTTAAATAAATTTAAAATTATTTTTTGATATCCACCAGAACAATAACTTAGTCTATAAAAATCATTGCCTAAATTAATTTTATTATGCAGCATGGTTGCCCAATTAATTTCATACGGGGCAGCCATTCCTGTAGTATTAGAACAACCAGAATAAAGTATGTGCTTATAATTATGTATTTTTGAAAACTCATCAGACCTATGTCCATAAGAATTTATTAAATAAGATATATCTTCGTCTAGCTCTCCATTAATAAATTCAGATGGAGATACATAATCAACTTTATTTAAATTTAAATTAATGGCTGAATAAAATGCTGGGTCTGGCTGTATTGAATTTTTAAATAACTCTTTGTTATTTTCTAAAATATCTTTAGAAAATATTTTTGAAAGATTTGTCAACGATAGACCTTTCTTTCTCTCATTGTCTTTAGGTATGCCCCATACCCAGAATTTCTTAATTCTTTTTGATTTTTTAAAAATTCTTCATCAGACATTATTTCTATAGATGAGCTCCACTCAGATCTTTTAATTGGAATAATTTGTGCTATTGGGGTGCCAGCTTTTATAGTACCAGTCCAGCCAGATTTCATTCTAAACGGAGGATTGATATCTGTTGTGAGTTTATCTGTATCAACTACTCCTGGCATTGTTATAAACGGCAAGTCTGGGAAAGCTGGCGGGTGAATAAATAACGAGGACCATCCACTTGGCGTTTCAATTACCCATCTATTGATAAACTTGTAGACGTATTCAGAATATCCATCATTAATAACTAAACCATCCGTTTGCTCTTTGTACCATCTTTCTACAATTTTTTCTGGATATGAATACTCAAATAAGCCGTCTTTATTAAAAAACATATCACATTGAGTAAATATTAGATAGCCGCTTGAAAATATATCTATCGTAGGTGGACACTGTTTAACTGTAGGAACATGATCAATTCCAGCTATTGATGTATGTGGAGCAATTTCTCTCCACCAATTTGGTATATGTAAATATGCTGGAGATGGTTGAAAGCCATTATAGGTTAATTCACCTACTGCCTTAAACTTTATATTATTCGTTATAGACATGTGTTTTTAAATATTCATAAACTGTTAAAGATGCATCTGCTTCTGCTTCCCAATCCTGATGAATTTTTTCCCACATTCTTACCACGTCCTCTGTTTTTTTATATAGAGAGTTATCGTGTCTTAGGAACATGTCTGCTGCAATATCGTCTATTACCAAGTGATTTAGCCCAGTCGCTATACAGCCGATTCCGCTTTCTGATGGAGTTATATATGTAGTAAATATATTTTCAACTAAATTCAGGTATCCTTTTGGATACTTAAGATTAAACTCTTGAAGCTCTGGATCAAATTTTCTATTTGAGATATCTTGCCAATATTTTGTATCCTGTCTGTGACTTAATCCATAATGCATAGAGACAAATGTGGCAAAGGTGTCGAACATGCTTTTTGTAGTTGCATTATACATGTCTATATCTGTCTGAGAAATTTTACTACGACATAGGGATCTAACCAATTTAATCAAAAACTCATGTGTTGTGTAAAGTCCATTACTTTCTAAGGGCTCAATAAATCCTGCAGCTAAACCAATAGCAACTACATTTTTAACCCAAGTATTTTTATGGATTCCAACTCTAAACTTTACGTCCTTGTATTCAAAAGAATCCACATCTCTATTTTTATCTGGAACAGTCATATATTCTGATCTTAGATAATCTTTAAATTCGACTAGCGCCTGATCTGGATCGACATATCTGTCGCTATACACATACCCAGTTCCAATTCTTTCCCACGAAGGAATATTCCATACCCATCCGTTTTGAATTGCAGTACAATTTGTATATGGTTCTAGTTCTTTTTCTTTGTCAGTATAAGGAATTCTTGTTGCCCATGCACGATTATTTGGAAGCATGTCAGAATAATCTAACCATTCTTCTTTTAAGGCTCCTTCTAGCAGCATAGACTTAAATCCAGTGCAGTCTACAAATAAATCTGCAGTTAAAATGTCTCCATTTTCAAGGATTAGTGAGCTGATTCCATTTTCCCCTAGTGTTAAATCTTTTACTGTTGTAGGAATAAGCTTTACTCCTCTAGGTAGACAATAGTTATTTTTTAACCACTGACCAAATTTAGTAGCATCAAAATGATAGGCAACGTCTAGATCTTTTCTCCATCCAGTTAGTCTTCCAGAATCATTATTAGAAAACTTATTCTTTTCACACATTGCAACTGCTGGATAATATGTATATGCATAATCAGATAATGGCGTTTCTGGATAAAGCCTTTTCTTAAAGTACCAATCCCTTAGACCCTGATTTGTTCCACCTAGCTGAGGGACTCCAAACGGATAGTAGAAAGAGCCAGAACCCTTATCATAGAAATCAGTAAATTTAATTGATAGCTTATATGCACCATCAGTATACTTTAAAAAATCTTTTTCATCTAGGTCTAAAAAATTCATCCAATTTCTAATTCCACCAACAGTACTCTCGCCAACACCTACTGTTGGGTAATCAGGGCTTTCTATACAAATTACTTCTTTATTTGGGAAAGCTTTAATCATTGTAGCTGCAGTCATCCATCCAGCAGATCCTCCGCCGACAATTACAATTTTATTTAAATTAATCATATTTCTTCCTATTCCAAAATCTATCCTTGTAGAATCCAGAAATTTTTCTCATATTGTTAAAAGAGTGCTCTCTGTCTAATTCGTTTAATTCTTCATTTTTAGATGAAGTCCAGTCTTCTCTTTTAAATGGCAAAACCTGGAACATTGGAGTTCCAGCAGGTATTACTCCTTCAAAATCTTCTTTAATAAAAAATGGAACATTGCCTTGTTGCATTCCATAATCTGCATCAACAATTCCGCTTAAAGTTGTAAATGGCAGATCGAATCTATTAAAAGGATGGGTTAGAAGCAGACTATAGCCTTTGGGAAGTCTTATTTGATATATATTATGCCAAGCAAAGTGTTGTTTTGAATGTCCTGCTGGGATTGGCAAAGTTTCTGCTACGCTTTTTGGCCTTTCGCTTAAAGGAACTGGAATATCATCATTTGTTCTCCAGTCAATCTTTAAGCCAAGGTCTGTCTTGGTTACAAGTATGTCGCACCAAGTGACAGCAATATACCCAGCAGTAAGCGATTCTAAAAATGGTATACACATTTTAATAGCTAAATTAGGATTGCCGTTTATAAATTTAAGCTTATTATCTGGATAATATCTTTTAGACTCTTTATACCATTCTGGAATAAATTTCTTTGCTTGCTGTGGTATATCTACAAATTTATAATCAGAATTATAAAATTCAATATTTTTTGCCATTATTTAACCTATCTATTATAGATATTAGTATATCATTTTAAAATACAAATAGTCAATAGTTTTAAGCTTTATTTTTAAAGAAGAAGATTATCCATATCTTCTTCTGAGAGTCCAAGCTTTCTTAGAACAGCTTTTCTGCGATCTAAAATTTCTTTTTCTTTGCGAAGCAGTTCTTCCAACTCTTCTTTTGAAGGTTGGAACTTTAAAGGCTCGCTTTTTTCAATAGCCTCTTCAATTGTAAATAATTGCCATGATCCGCTCTCTATAGGGCCCACCCATTTACATATGTGTGTTTCTGAATTAAATTCAGGTGGCTTTATTTCTGTGCAGTGAGCTGGAATCAAATAAACTCCTGTCTCCAGTGGAGATTCTTCGCATTTTACCATCCCCACATAATCCCCTGAAATGGGGTGTGCTTGATAAACAATCATTTGTATTCCTTAATACTTAATACAGTACAACATAGCCACGTTGCGTGGTCTAGTTTCCGATCCATAATTACCATTAGCTGGGCTTCCAGTATTTCTAGCCATGTCATAGTGGTGTGTTGGTCCATGTGGTCCAGAGAAGTGTGTTTGATATCCAAAACCTGCTGTATGGTCTGAATAAGCATGATAGTGATCTTGGAACTGATGATTTTGGAAAGATGCAAATGCTCTACCTGAGTCTATTCCACGGCCATCATCCCATCCTCTAATAAACTCTCCACGAAGATCTGGCACGTTAAATGTTGTTGATCCATCTCCTCCGCCAAAGTTTGTTCCAATTGCAGCAAATAGGTCTGCGTAAACGGTTCTTGAAATAGCAGCACCATTACACTTAATATAACCATACGGAGCTGACGAGCTTCCGTAAGGAATCACGGTTCCAGCTGGAACGATACCACCCTGTCCTACTAATATATTCGTTAACGTTGCCATTATTTATTACCTCTTCTTTTATTTAATAGATTTTTCATTATGCCATGAATCTCCATCCGTATGTATCATTGCTGAATACTAATCTAACTGTTTGATTTGCTACGTTGAAGATAAGGTCTTCTTGCAAACCTTGGATTAGCTTACCATTTCTAGCGACTGTGAATGGAGTGTTAAATGATGTTCCAGCAATATCTGTAATAACAATTTCATCTCCAAGTACTGGTGCGGCTGGAAGAGTAAGAGTCATACCTGATGCTGGTATTACAAAGTAGTTACCAGTTGAAGTCACTCCTGATGTTCGAGATGCTCCACGAGCAACCAATGTAGTACTTGAGCTAACAATTACTGGTCTCTGATCAACATAACGCTTTGTAGCTACTGCTAAATCTGTTGCCTCATTTGGATCCTGAGCTACAGTTACAGTATTTGCATTCATTGTAATTGTTCCTGTTGCTGAAGATGCTGCAGATGAGCCAAGTGTGATATTAGTTGTAGAGCCAGAGACTCCGTTTGTACCAATATTTATTGTCTTTGTTGTAGCATTTGCAGTTTCACCTGTTCCAAGATTATATGTGGATGCTGTTGTTACAGATGATCCCATATTAACTGTAGCAAAGTTTTGTGTAAGTGTAGCATTCTGAGGTGTAGCCGAACCGATTGTTACGTTGGTTGTTGAACCAGATACACCGTTTGTACCTACGTTAATTGTTCTAGTTGCACCAGATACTGTTGCTCCAGTTGCCACATTGTATGTTGATGCACCAGTTGATGCTGTAAACATATTTACTGTTTGTGCTGCTGTTGCAGTATTACCAATGTTTAGCGTAGTTGCTGCACCAGCAAAGTTTATAGTGGTAGCTACTGTATTCCACAGATTCTGAGTTGTCTGTGTTCCAACAACAGTTGGGTTCTTAATTGTTATTGTTCCTGAGCCAGTACCAATATTAATTGTATCTGCTGTACCAGCCAAATTAAGTGTAGTTACTGTATCGTTCACAATATTCATTGTAGTTGCTGATGAGTAAATGTCTCCACCAGTTGTATACAAATCTCTAATGTGTAGATCGTTTGTTGTAACTGTGTTAAAGTCAATTGTTGATGTTGGCTTTGTTTCAACACCTGAGAACAACCACCAGTGACCTGTTAGGTGATCTCTTGAAAGACCTGTGTATGATCCACGATATGGACCAGATACAGTTGCTGTTCCCTGGCTTCCAAGAACGAGTGTTGTTGTTCCTGGGTTTGGCTTTGATGTTGTAATAGTACCAGATGAAGCAGTTTCATTAATAGTTGTTGCTGTCTGAGCATATGAAACCTTATTAGCTGCAGGTATTGCAGTTACAATAAATGTTCCGTTGAATGATGCTGAAACTCCAGCTACTACAATCTGTTGTCCGATGATATAATCATGGTTTGTTGAAAGTGTAAGTGTTGATACGTTTGCAGTTCTATTTCTGCTTGTTACTGTCTTTTGTGTAGTTGTAACAAGTGTTGTAGAAGGAACGTCATCTTGTGGAACCTCAAACGATAGGCTGTAAGGCACTACTGATGATTTAGCTGTAACGTTCAAAGTATCGTTAATTAGTGGATCAACATCTTGAATAACGCATGCGTCACCAACATTTTCAGTTGGAGGATTTGTTAGAACAATTGTCGCTACACCATTTGTAATAGACCATGATGTTACATAGTTAATAAATGTCTTTGTTGTTCCTGAAGAAGTCACATCTGCTGCTGTCTTAGCGTATGAGAAAGACTTTGTTGTTGGTACCGCTGTAATTACGTGTGTACCATTAAATGTAGGTGCCACAGTTCTTGTAACCTGTACAGAACCAGTTGAAGATGTTGGTGTCTGAGCAGGACCAGTCTGAATGTATCTAAATGTTGTTGATGAAGGAACATCATGAATTTCGAATGATCCATTCATCAATGAGTTAACGTTAGATACTGTTACTGTCTCTCCAGCAACGAAATCGTGTGGCTCTGATGTTGTAAGGGTTACATAGTCAAAGTTCGTTGTTCTTGAAACTCTAGTTGTACCAGCAGATACGTTAGCAAAGTCTGGTAGTCCAGTATTTGCAAATGTAAATGCGTTGCTTGTAACAGAATCAATTGTAAATGTTCCATTGTATCCAGAGTCAGCACCAGTAATTGTTACTGATTCTCCAACCTGATATCCGTGAGCAATGTCTACTGTAACTGTAGCTACGTTCGAACCATCTCTTGCAACAAGAACAATGTTTGCATCGTAGTCTGTTACTAGAGGAATTGTCTCTCTCTTTCTTACGATTGGGAAGAATGTTGAGTATGTAGTTAGAGTATCAACATTTGCTACTACTACTGTATCTCCGATTTCAAACTGATGGGCTGTCTGACCAGTTGAAAGAGTTGCTACGTTATTTGTTAAAGATTTATTTGTTGTGGTATATGGACCAAACGTTAGGTTTGGACGGAGGCTTCGTGACTGACCTAGGAAGGCAAAGTCTACGTTATCTCCAGAAGTCTGACCGTTAGCAACGAAGATCATTGGATCTACAACTGCTAGGTTTTCAGTCTCAACAACTGTTCCTGAACCACCGAATGTAATTTGACCAGCAATGTTAACATCACCAGCAATATTCATATCACCCTGAATACCAACTCCACCGACTACTGTCAAAGCTCCTGTTGAAGCAGATGTGGATGGTGTAGCAATTTCAATGTGAACGTTTACATCTGGATAGATTGCCATCTGGTCACGACCAGTGCTAAATCCTCCAGCTGCGAATACGATAGCATTTACATCACCGTTTCCACCTGTTGCAATAACTAGGTTACCGTCACCAGTTGTATTTTCTGGTGCTTCGTAGAAGATATATCCATCGTTTGGACCTGTGATTCCGAATGCTGCCTGGCTAAATGTTGAACCAGTTACACCCATGTCGATCCAACCAGATAAGTCGTCACCGTTTGATGCGTATACGATAATATCTGTTGAAGCAGATGATGTTGGGTTGTGAACTGCCATCTGTGCGTATGGTCCGCCAGAGAGTTCAGCTACAAACTTAGCGTTGGTTAGGTCTGCTGCATCGTGGAATGCTTCTGCGCCATCACCAATATAGATTGTTCCCTTTGTTCTTAGGAGTCCGTCGAATGACATATCTCCAGTAATTCCTACACCACCGACAATTGTTAATGCGCCTGTTGTGGCATTTGTAGAAGGTGTTGCAATTTCAATATGTACGTTTTGGTTTGGAGTAATGATCATTTGCTCATTACCAGTTCCAAGTCCGCCAGCTGCAAATACAATCTTGTTCTGTGTACCAGTGTTATCTGTTGCGATTACAAGATTACCTGCGCCAGTTGTATTTTCTGGGGCTGACATAAAGATGTAGCCATCATGAGGTCCAGTAACACCGTATGTTGGATCATTGAATGAGAGATTTGTGATACCCATATCAACCCAACCATGCATGTTGTCACCTTCAAGTGCGTATGCAATATAGTCTGCTGAAGATGAAGCTCCGTCTCCAAGGTTGACCAAAGAATTTTGTACGTATCCTTCAGAATCTCCAGCTGCAATAACTACTGCATCTGTAAGACCTGCTGATGTTTCAAATGCTGTTGCGCCAGCACCTACTGGAAGCTTTGTAACTCCCTGAAGGTCTACGTTTCCTAGAACTGAAAGATCTCCAGCAATATTTACGTCACCAGTAATGCCAGCACCACCAGCAACAACAAGTGCTCCGTTATTTGCTGCAGTTGAGTTTGTATCAATTTCAATGTGAACCATTGTATCTGGGATGATAATCATCTGTTCACGTCCAGAAGCAAAGCCTCCAGCCGCAAGAACAATTCTATTATCTGAACCAGTATCTCCTGTTGCCAATACTAGATTACCCTTACCGACATACATAACTGCAGTTCCTGGAACTGCTGCGGATACAATGTCTGCGTTAGACTTTGCATATGTAAATGTAGTTGTTGTAGGAACAGATGTAATTACATGGTTACCATTAAATGTTGCTCCAAGTCCGTCGATCTTTACAGTCTTTCCTACAATATAGTTGTGATCTGCTGCTGTTGTAATTGTAACAACATTGTTTGTTAGAGCTCTTGCTGAAATTGTTGCTTCAACTGGCTCCTGTGCTGTTGCAAACACATATCCGTCTGAAGGACCAGTTACACCAAATTCTGGTGACTCAAAGCTAGGTCCTGTAAATCCTAGATCAGCCCAACCTGCACCATTTGTTGATCCAGTTGTGTATGCAATAAAATCTGCTGATGTTGCTGCACCGTCGCCATTATTAATTAAAGCGTTTTGTGCAAACTCTGTCGTGTCCCATGCAGAAGCTAATGCAACATCTGTTAATGCTGCTGGACCTTCAATAAATGTTCTTGCTCCGTCACCGAAGTATAGATTTGTTACATCTCTTTCAAATGAGGCCTCTGCTCCGTCTGTTGTAAGAACATATCCAGATTTTCCACCTTGACCTGGAAGAAGACCAGTTGCTCCCTTTGCTAAAATCTCCCAATACTCTTCATCATCAATTAGGAATGGGCTTGATGTGTGATCTTGGATAGTAATTCTTGCATTTTCTCCATCAGATACAATGTCTCCGTCAATATAGAACGTATTTGCTGCCCATGCTCCACGGTATCTAACTCCTGAATTGTACTTTGTCCACTTACCAGCAGTTCTATCTGCTGCAAATGATGAGCTTGATGAGTGGAACTGTGATGTGATATATGTGCTTCCACCCCAGTTAACAACATCTCCAGCTAGATACTCTGAGTTTGGCTCCCAAATTCCCTTAATTGTTGTTCCTGATGTTAAAACATCGAAGAAGTTAGTATCACTTGGCGCATGTCCAAGGCTGTCTGTCTTTGCAATATAAACTGTTGATCCATAAACAACAAGGTCATTTGCATAATATTGAGTCTGTGCATTCCAAACTCCAGCAACACGAATACCATCTACGAAAGTTGCCCAATCTGAAGGGTTTCCTGACGGTGTCTTATTTGTGTTATTTGTTAAAGAAATATAAATTCTTGCACCGTAAGCAGCTAGCTGATTAGGCTTATATGCAGTAGCAGAGTTCCAAACTCCTGTTGCATCTACACCACTTACAAATTCATCCCAGTGTGTTGTTGCTGTAGGAAGATTTCCTACTCCGTCTTGCTTAGCAATATATACAGATCCGCCATAAACAACAACGTCGTTCTTTTGATAGTTTCTTGTATTGTCATAAGTACCTTCGTACTGAATTCCATCTGCAAACTGTGACCAATATACTGGATTTGGAGGAGTGAATCCTGAACCAGTCTTGATAGAGATATAAACCTTACCACCGTGTGCGACACCGTCACCAACTCTATATTCGGTTGTTGGGCTATATGAACCAACAAAACGAATACCTTCGATCATCAATGACCAATAGTCTTCCTCTGTTGGTAGGTGGCCTTGTGATGCAAGCGCATATGTGTATACGTATACGTTACCGCCGTATTTAACTACGTCATTTAGTTCATAAGTAGCGCTGTCTGTCCATAGTCCAGCGAAAAAAAATCTGATCTTGCCAAGGTCAATAAGTTGTGTCATTTTATATTATCTCCATCAAAAGATTTGAATTTGGGTTTGTGTCCCACTCAAATTGTACCGTATGTTTCGTCCAAAACCAAGCCTTGTAATCGGTCTTGCGGATTACTCCTTCGGAAGGGAATCTAACTGGGCTTCCATCATTTATTACTTCTATTACTAGCTTTCCAGTATCGTTATCATATCTAAAACCATAGAAAGTCTTGTTTTGAAAACTTAAGTCTATTTCAGTTGTGTTTGTATAATCGTACATTTTAGATACCATCCAATACTGAGACAATTATATCAAAAGAGCCAGATGTTGCTCCGACTGCCTTCAATACATCGCCTGCTTGTAAAAATATTTTATTTCCAGAAATTGCTTCAAAATTATGTCCGCCGTCTATAGCTCTATCTTTTGTTACATAATAAATTTCTGAATTGTTTTCTACATATAAAGATACAGAGGTTGTGGATCCATGCCTATTAGCAACTGAACATCCAGAAACTACTGTAGCAACCTCAGCATCAACTAATGTTACTGGTGTTGTTCCTACTAGATTTGCCTTAGCGTTACTAAAATTGGCCATATCGTTATTATACCTTACCCCTTATTATGATAGTGCTATTAAAAGCCCTATATCTGTTGTTCCGCCACCACCGCCGCTTAGTATCACCTTGTTGGTAGCGTCGTTGTATGTTGCTGTTATGTTTGTATGTCCTGAGTGTGCTAAAAGTGGTGCGGCAAAGTCTTGAACTTCTTCTTGAGTAAGAGTCGCTCCTCCAGTAGACAAAGCATTCCAAACCGATCCATCCCAAACAAATGTTTTTCCAGATATAACATACTGCTGTCCATTTGTTGGAGATGATGGAAAACCTAGTGCTGATGACATATTTACTCCTTGTTATAATTTTATCATAAATTATACTTCAACCCAGAAAGAGCCGTCATATATATATGTTTTTGCTGTTGAAGAATTTAACCAAATAGAACCAAGAACTGGACTTGTTGGTGGTATAGATGTTACTGCAGCTACCGCTTGAGAACTTGATCCACCTACTTCTATCCAAAATGCTCCGTCCCAGATATATGTTTTACCATTATCTGAGTCTAACCAAATGTCTCCTAGTCCTGGTGTTGATGGGGCTGTAGGAGAAATTATTACAGAAGCTCCACCGCCACCGCCAGAGTTGCCTTGAAGAACAATTCTATTATTTGCATCATCATATGAAGCAGTTATGTTTGTATGAAAAGCGTGATTTAATAATGGGGCTACATAGTCTTGGATCTCTTCTTGTGTTAATTGTGGTGCAGACCCAGTAAAGCTAATTGTTCCATTTTCATCATTATAAGAAACTGATATATTTGTATGTGTACCAGATGTTATCATCTGAGCTGCAACATCTTGAATTTCTTCTGTGATATTTAATTGACTTAAAGGTACAAATCCGCCTACTAGTTGAGCTACTCCGTCTAGTGCTCCTACATCAGAAATTGGTACATATATACTTGGAAGAGAGTTACCTAATCCTGCAACTGCTATATCTGTGTATTCATTAGCGTTTGTAAGGGCTGTGCCAGCCGCAAGGCTTGCTGCGTCGTCTGCGTAGGTACGTGTAGATATAGTAGTGGTGTCTACAGATACAGTTAATGTGTCTAATGAATCATCATAAAGTTTTGTTATACCAGAGCCAGCAATAAGAACCGAATCAACTGCATCCATTACCGCTTCAGAATCAAACGGTTGGTCTTCTAGGGCCTTAACCCTATACTCTATAGAAGATGGGTCTGTTGAATTGTTTGTGCCTAATTTAACCTGCAATGCCTCTATAGCATCGTTAGCGTCTGCGTGTTGGGCGGCATGAGATACGGCGGCAACCGAATCCGTTGGTTGCGGATTTAAAAAGGAGTCAAGCTCCTCTGGAAATTGTGTTGCCATTTACGTATACCTCTTTTCCAATTATACCCCAGTATTTGTTAGTAGATTACCATTTTCCTAACGGGCAGGTAGCGTGTTGTAGTTTGGTTTTCATAACCATAAAGCATCCGCACTGCTTACATTGTTTTGTTAAATCTATGAGCTCTGGGCAGCCCTTGCAAATGTCATATCTCCTTTCTCCCTCTTCCTCTGTGGCATATTCAGTATTTGGGTTCAATAAATCCCATGGCCTAGTGTCTCCAAGCCTCTCCTTGTACTGTTGCCATTTGCTTTTTTCTGTCATTCGTATACTCCTGGAACTATAAACTGACCATCTACATATAGCCAGCCAACCTCTGCCAATTCAGCATGACGCTGCACTGACTTATCAACATAAACAAATTCTGGATCTGACAGAAGTCCTGCTTGAGTCATTTCATTAGACAAGATTCGTTCTGTTTCTTCATTATAGACAAAAGATGTACAGAATAGTTCACCCAGTGGAACGCATTCAGAAAATTCTGTTGCGCCCATAACCTTGTTAGCAATTTCTTCTTTCAGGCCCATAAAAAAAGCAATCTCTCCGTCTATAATAACTGCTATTTGTTTTGCAGATTCGCCAATTTGAACCTTATTATATTTTACTCCTGGCATAAACCAGTCTTCTTCTAATAAATTGATCATAATGCATTATACCTTTTGCTCTTAGATTTGTAAATACTATACATAGCAAGCCGTTCTAGATCCGTCTGAGTTAAAGTTAGCAGCACATTCTCCCACAGAATAGCATGTATAATAATTATTACTTGCGCTATTTGTTACGTCATAGCTCTTGCATTGCCACTTTTGAGTTTTATTTACGTTAGGGCAACATGAGCCAGAAGAGGTTCCACCAATTGAGCCTGCATTTGGTGAACCAGAAGGACAGCAATTTGAAGAATAGTGATATGACCCCATATCCTGATAATTACATGTACAAGATTGTGGGGGATTTGTAGACTGACATGATGGATATCCAGATGTTGAACATGTTCTTGAAAACCCTGAGCCTGATCCTGAATTATTAAAGGTAGATGTTGAGTATCCGCAGTTTCCAACTCCGCCGCCAGGGTAAGACTCTGTGCAGTACCACGTTGTTGTTGGTGGTGGAGGAGCTGTATATCCACACTGTCCGTCAACTTGACTATTACTAATTATAATTTGTTGAGTTGTTATTCCACAGTTATAATCATATGTTCCGTTCCAAGAACCATTTACTAAAATTTGTCTTCTAGCATTAAATTGCCATGTTTGATAAGTTACAAGGTACGTTCCGCTGCAATAGCTTCCACCGCCTACTGGAGAATCTCCAATTGCGTCACCATATGCTTCGCAGGGTCCGTACGTTACTGGGTTTGTATATCCACATGAACCATCTACTTGGCTAGAACTAGTAATACTTCTCTCCGTAACTACTCCGCAACCTGAAGTTGTATAGGAAGATCCGTCCCAGGAGCCATTTACGTAAATCTTTTTTCTAGAATTATATGCATAATCTATATAATTTTGAGTAAAGGTTCCACTACATTGTGTTCCGCTATTGACCTGATAAAGAGCGCTTCCATAAGATTCACAAGGTCCATATGTTATCGGATTAGTATATCCACATAGCCCATCAATCTGAGAGCTGCTTGTTACAGAACGAACATCTGTTGTTCCACATCCTTCTGTTGTATACGAAGATCCATCCCATATTCCGTCAGAATATATTTTTTTACGTGTATTGTATCTATAATCTGTATAATTTTCATAGTATGTTCCAGAGCACTGATTTCCGCTTCCAATATTTGTGCCAGATCCATATGCTTCGCATGGCCCATAAGTAATTGTTGGTGGCGTAACATATCCGCATTGACCGTTTACCTGAGAACTACCAGTTATTGACCTAGTTGTTGTTGGCGCACAGCCATCAGTAGAATATGAAGTTCCATCCCAAACTCCATCAGAGTATATTTTTTTGCGTGTACTGTAGCTATAATCAATATAAGTTTCTGTATATGTTCCATTACATTGTGTTCCGCTACCAACATTTGTACCAGATCCATAAGACTCACATGGCCCATATGTAATAACTGGTGCTGGTGGAACGTAATTATAATAAACAAATGGTACTGTGTGGCCAAGTGGGAATACTGAACCAGAAGAAATGGACTGTGAACTAATAAATAAATTTAGTCCTGATGTATTTGTTTGCTCTTGAGATTCTGAATAATTAAACCCAGCAGACTGAATAGCCGCAATTGCTTGCTCTCTTGTAAGCCCACTTAAATTGGGAATGCTTGATCTTCTGATTCCGCCCCTGCTAGATCTTTTACGCATTTTAAGCGCTCAAATCGCCAAGGACAACCCAGGAGTTTAGTGATCTTTTAATTAGTGTTGCAGAGCTCCATTGTGCTCTTAATTTTACTCCAGGTGTTCCGTTTGGAGTAAATCCATCTCCAGCAACTACTACCTGAGATGTACCTGTTTGAAGAATATCGCATGTAAAACCTACTGGAAACAATAATGGTGAATCTGAAATTGTTACAGATCCTCCGCCAGACATTTCAATTAATTTTCCTAAATCTGAAGACTGAAGTGTGTAACTAGAAGACTGTTGATTAGTTGATACCGTAAAGTCTGGCTTTAAATCTAATGCTGCAGCAGTTGCATAAACAGTTGAGTCTGAAGACCCGTCTGCTTTTAAAAATTGACTTGAGGTTCCATATGGTTTTACAAACTGGGCTGCTGTTATTGTTGAATCTGTTGCGTACACAGATCCAGTAAAATTAGGATTATTAATTGTTGCTGATGAAGCTGTAAATCCAGCTACCTCTAAATCATCAAGTGATCCTTCTGTAAAATCAACCGTTGTAGATGGCTCCGTTACAACACCTTTAAATAGCTTCCACTTATTTGCAGATACATCTCTCACTATTCCCGCATGCTTTGCTGACCCATCATTATAAGCAACAACAATGCCAAGATCTACTGTGTTTGCTGGATTTTGGTGTGCAAGTTGTACTAGGTTATCTTCAATTGTAATAGATGTTGCACTTGCTGCAAAGTTTGTTCCATTAATAGTAAAATCTCCGTTTACAACAAGGTCGTCTGTTGTAGCAGTGCCAGTAAATGTTGGAGAATTTATGGTTGAATATACTGTTAAGTCTGGTTTTCCAATTAAATCGTCATATGCTCCGCTAAATATGCTAGGTTTACCAGTTAGATCATCATAGGCTCCGCTAAATAATGTTGGCTGGTTTGTTAAGCTTAAATAAGATCCGTCAAATAGTGTTGGTTTATTCTTTAACTGATCATATGTAATATTTGGTATATCTCTACCGTCAATATTTAATCTTTTTCCAGACCCAACCTCTGACCAATATAATGTGCTTGATGTTGGTATACTTTCATTTTCATAATTAGCAACATATATCTTACCGCCATCATAAACTATATCTCCAATTAAATATCTTGTATTTTCTCCGCCTGGAAGAAGTGTATGGTTTACTGTCCATTGAACTGCGCCTAATGCAATGTTTGGCTTGTCTGAAAGGTCATTATATGATCCACTGAATAGTTCAGAGTCTCTTGCAATTGATGGAGAAATTTGAGAATCTGGAACATAGCCACCAACAAGTTGTGCAACACCGTCTAATGCGCCAACGTCCGACTGCGGGACATAAGAGTCTCCAATAGAGTTTCCTAATCCAGATACTGCTAAGTCTGTATACTCATTTGCTGATGATATTGCATTTGATTGTGCTGTAGATGCTGATCCTATAGCATCATATGCCAAAACTGTAGCGTCTAAAGCTCTCTCGTCTGTAAAATAAAGATTTGTACTTCCTTCAGTTAAATTATCTGTTGTTGATCCAGCTAAACCGCCCTGTGCTGAAATTGTTAATCCTGCTCCATTTCCAGTAATTGTAATATTAGATTGAGTTGAATTTACAAGAAGCTCTGCCGCTGCTTCTTTTGTTCTTGATTCTGTCCAATAAACATTTACTGTTCCTTCTTCTAGACTATCAGTTGTTAATTGACCAATTTGATCTAAAACAGATTGTACTAAGTCATCTTGAAGCACTACATTTGGCCCAACATCTAGAACCATATAGTTATCTACGTCATTGTACTCTACGGTTATATTATTTCCGCTACCTATAAAATTTGTAAGTGCATCATATATTGCATCTTGTGAAATTTCATCAATTTCAAATTTATTTAA